TCCGCTATGCCCGAAATAGCGAAAATAATTTTTTCTTATTTTCCCTATTGCATGTGTCCACACAATCTGCTAGACTATCCGCGCACAGACAAACAAGGACACTTCAAATGGCAACGAAAGAAAACAAAGGTAGAGGCCGACATCTGGGGCGTCGGGTGGAGTTCTACATACCAGACAAAGAGTTTGACGCGATGCAAGCAGGCATGGCCGCGATCCACGAGTCGAACAAGTCCGTATTCATCCGTTCGGCGATCAAGTCTTTCTGCGACTTCCTCAAGGAGAAGGAGAACAACAAATGAGAAAGGTGCAGTACGAGCCGTCTTTTCTGATCTCGGCTCAAGTCCCAGAAGAATACCACAAGATTCTCGAGCAGTACGCCAAGCAGAACGGCGTATCCGTGGAGGACGCCTATCGGGAAGCCGTGAAGTTTTTTGCCGCCCAATGTGTCCACACACAAGGCGGACGGCGCAGAAGGAAATCGCGCTAATTTTTTAGACCATGTGTCCACACACTTTCGCGGCGGCAATTCGCAGACAATGTGTCCACACACAAAGGAACGAGAAATGAACACACCAGATGAGACGCTCAAGACATACGCGATTAGGTTCTCCGATTCGGAGGTTGCCGATGTTCGCGACATCACGAAGGTAGAGGCGGTGGCACCAGCCGTCCGCTCTATCGTCCTCAAGGAAATCGAGCGGCACAAGACGGAAACCGCGAAGTGAACTTCATGTCGAGAGAATGGCTTTGCCGCCGCTTGCGCCTGTCGCCGCGCCAGTCCTACTCGCTGGTGCGTTCCGGCTACGGCCCATGCGTGTCGAGCGACGCCGTTCTCTCGCTCGTGAACAGATCTCGCCGCAACATCGACGAGCCATTCGAACATGTGCCGTCCGACATCCTCAAGGCGGACGAACTTGCGCAGACGCCGGAACTTGCGGACAGCGGACTGACCTCTCGCATGATTCTCGTTTTTACAAGACGCGAGAACCCCGATAACCAGCCGCCGTTCCTGCACATCAACAAGCAGACCACGCGCTTCGTGAAGTCGCTCTTCCTCGACTGGCTCACGCAACGCGCGAAGTCCGCCGAACGCACGGGAAGGAGGCGGTTCATATGACGCAGGAGATCGAACAGCGCGTTGTCGCGTTCGTGCGCGTGATCGCCAACAGGTGCAAGTCGTGCCTACGCCGCAACGAGGAGAACTGCCAGCATTGCGATTCACGCACCGCCACGCACCTCTTGAGGGACATCGAGCTTGACATTGCCGTGCCGCAGAAGGACTACTCGCTCTTCACGCGCATGTCGCTCATCGCTGACAGCCTCAAACGCGCAGGCAAGCCCATATTCTCGTCTGACATCAAGATCGACGGACTCTGCTCCAACCAGCTCAAGCAATGGACGCTCAAGCGCATGATGCGCCTCGGCGTGATCGGACGCCGCCTTGCGTTCAAGACGCGCACCGGCTATTGCGTTTACAGATACTTCCTCAAACAGGAAACAAAGGAGACGAAATGAAAGACAAACCCGAAACACCGCCACAGGAGCCGGTAAAGATACTGTGCTTCTCTGCGGAGAACTTCAAGGCCGTAAAGACCTTCTACTGCGAACCGAACGCCGACGGGCTGACGGTCATCGGCGGAGACAACTGCGCCGGAAAGACAACCTGCCTCGACATCCTTTCGTTCGCGCTCGGCGGAAAGAAATACTGCCCGTCGAACCCAAGGCGCGAGGGAGCAGTGGGCGACACCACCCTGCATGTCGAACTGTCCAACGGCCTGACCGTGGAGCGCAGGGGAAAGAACCTCTCGCTTACAGTCACGGACAAGGAGGGCGCGCGCCACGGACAGGAGCTTCTGGATGCGTTCATCAGCAACATCGCCATCGACCTTCCGAAGTTCTACAACGCGTCCGCGAAGGACAAGGCGCACATGATTCTCGACACCCTCGGCATCGAGGAGAAGATTGCGGAACTCGCCAAGCGCGAGAAGGAGAAGTACGACACCCGCACGATGGTGGGGCGCGAGGCCGACAAGAAGCAGAAAGCCGCCGAGGACATGCCCTGGCACGAGGACGCGCCGGAAGAGAAGTTGTCCGTGAAGGAACTGATCGACCAGCAACAGGAGATTCTTGCGCGGAACGGAATCAAGGAGGAACACCGCCGGAACTATGAAGCCAACAAGGCTGAACTCTTGCGCGTCAGCGGAGAGATCGACCGTCTGCGCCAGCGTCAGAAAGAATTGTCGGAAGAGGTGCGCTCTGCCGAATCCGAGGACTTCACCCTTGAATCCACCGCCGAGCTTGAAGAGCAGATCGCCAACTTCGAGGAGACGAACCGCAAGGTTGCGGAGAACGCCGAGCGCACCCGCCGCATGGAGGAGGCCGACGCGCTCCACGACCAGAAGGACGCGCTCACCAAGGAGATCGAGGACATCCGCGCGGAACGCCTGTCGCTCTTGAAGGGCGCGGACTTCCCGCTTGAGGGCCTGTCCGTGAACGATGACGGCGAACTGGTGTACAACGGCCAGCCGTGGGACTGCATGAGCGGTGCGCAGCAGCTTATCGTGTCGTGCGCCATCGCTTCGCGCATCAACCCGAACTGCCGTTTCGTCCGCATGGATAAGCTGGAACAGCTCGACCTCAAGACGCTTGCTGAATTTGACGCATGGCTCAAGACGCAGGACTTGCAGTGCATCGCCACGCGCGTCTCGACGGGAAGCGAGTGTACGCTGATCATCGAGAACGGCGAAGTCAAGCAGGGCGACAATCCCGTGATTATCCCCCGCAAGAAGAAGCCCGCGCCGAAGAAGCCGGAGCCGTCCGAGGAACTGGACGATAGCGATTACTGATTCACTCCCGCGGTTGAGGGAGAACGACTAAAAGGTATGTCGGGGAGCTCTGTTTTCTTAAACCTCAAACCAAAGGAAAAACAATGACAATCGTTAAAGGAAAAACTAAGCCGAAAGGCTTGCGCGTCGTGATCTACGGCGTGCATGGCATCGGCAAGACAACACTCGCAGCGAAGTTGCCCGGTGCGCTCTTCCTCGACTTCGAGGACGGTACGCACGGCTTGGAGGTCGATAAGGTGGCTTCTGCCGATCTGCCGAAGTCATACGACGGCATGAAGGGACTCGTCGCAGAGCTGAAACGCGACCACCAGGGCTACGAGCGCCTTGTGATCGACACCGCCGACAAGTTCGAACAGAACCTTGCGACGGAACTTGCGAAGGAGAAGAAGGTGGAGGACATCTTCGCCGTGAACGACTACGGACGCACCATCGCCGTCCACAAGTCTGGCATGGCGTCCGTCCTCGATTCGCTCACCGAGCTTGTGAAGAGCGGCATGGACGTGGTGATTCTCGCCCACGAGACTTCGCGCAAGGTCGAGCCTCTGGAGAACCGCGAGAACACGGGAACCTATGACCACCACGAATTGAAGCTGTCCAAGACCGTCTCCCCGATCTTCATGGAATGGGCTGATGTTGTCATCTTCTGCGCCTACAAGACTTTCCTCGTCAGCGGCGAGAAGAAGACCGACAAGGCGCATGTCGAAGGCGGGAAGCGTTGGTGCTTCTGCGCGTACTCCAACGACTGGGACGCCAAGACGCGAACGGGAATCGACCTGCCGGAGGACTGCTCCCTCGACAAGATGGTTGACACTCTCCCCAAGGCCCTTGCCGCCGCCGTTGACAGAAACGCAGAAATGCCGCCTGAGACGAAGGAAGAGGCATTGGCTATGGCAAAAAAGAACCGCGAGAAGAAAACCGCTCCTAAGAGTTCTGCTCCTGCCTCCGTCCCTGCGGCGGCACCCGAGCGCGAGGCGATTGCGGACTTCCGCCGTCTCATCGCCAACTACGAAATCACGCCCGACGAGATCATGAAGTACCTCGCAGGGAATCCAAAGGTTGCCGAGCGTTTCGGCTCCATGGACGGCGTGAAGTTCGAAGACCTCCCGGACGCCATTGTGTCTTGGCTTTCCAAGGGCATGGAGAAGGTCGCGGCGAAGATCAAGAACTGAGAAAGGAGCTTTGACATGAGCGACAATGAAAAGAATGTCAAAGACATTGAGAAAGAGTGTCTTGACAGAATCTGCAATGCAAACAAAAAGCCCGATGTAAGAATGATAGTGAATCATTTTGAGACGTCTTTTGTTGTCTACAGGCCGGGAAGTGACGAGCCCATTTGCTATTGCACGTCGAAAGAAGCGGCAGACTTTGTTTCTCATTCGGTGAAAATCGCATCTGACGTAGCGATGATCACCTTCATCCACAAAGCATTCAACTAAAAGAAAGGACTACGAAAATGGCAAGCAAGAATGGCGCAATCGGCTGGGACGATGAAGTTTCGTCCGCAGACGCTGGCGAGAACACGCAGCAGCAGGACGAGTTTGTTCTGCTCCCTCCGGGAACCTACCCCTTCGAGATCAAGAAGGTTGAGCGCGGCTCCTTCAACGGCTCCGAGAAGCTTCCGCCCTGCGGCATGGTGAAGGTTGGAATCATTGTGGACGGTGGCGACGCCGGACGCAACTACATCAACCATCGCTTCTTCATGCACACCTCCACGCTCTGGAAAATCTACCAGTTCATGGAGGCCATCGGCCTGCGGAAGAAAGGCGACTCCACGGCATCCGCGATTCCGTGGGCGAAAGTCACCAAGGGCATGACCGGGCGTTGCGAGATCAATAAGCACCCTTGGAAGGACAAGGTGTACAACGAGGTCGATAAGTGGCTGCCGGACGATGAACCGGCGGAAGCTCCCGAAGATACCGACGAACCCGACGATTCGGATTACTGATGGAACTTCGACCCTACCAGAACGAGGCCGTCGCCTCCGTGGAATCGGAGTTCTCGCGCGGCATTCGCTCCACGCTCATCGTCCTTGCGACGGGCTGCGGAAAGACAATCGTCTTTTCGCACCTTGCCGCGAGGGAGGTGCGGCGTGGAGGCCGCGTCCTCATCCTTGCCCATCGCGGAGAACTCTTGCAGCAGGCAATCGCCAAGCTGCGCTCCGCGACTGGCATCGAGGCCGGACTTGAAAAGGCAGAGGAGACTTCCACCGTCGCATGGGACGAGATTCCGTACACCGTAGTTGTCGGCTCCGTCCAGTCGATGAAATCTCCAACTCGTCTTAAGCGTTTTGCTCCTAACGAGTTCTCGCTTATCGTCATCGACGAGTGCCACCACGCCTTGACCGGCACGTATCGCGCCGTAATCGACCACTTCCCGAAAGCGCGTCTCCTCGGCGTGACGGCCACCCCCGACCGAGGCGATCTCCGTTCGCTCTCGGAAGTTTTCGAGACCATCGCCTACGAGTATTCCATCGTGGACGCGATCAAGGGCGGATGGCTCTCGCCCATATTCGTGCAGACCGTGCCGCTCCGCATCGACCTCTCCGGCGTCGCCGTCCAGTCTGGCGACTTCCAGGCGGCGTCGCTCGGTTCTGCGCTCGATCCCTACCTGCGGCAGATTTGCCGCGAGATCAAGGAAAGATGCCATGACAGAAAGACCATTGTTTTCACGCCTCTTATCGCCACTTCAAAGAAGATACTTGAAATCTTTAGAGAAGAGGGAGTTTCCGCTGTTAAGGAAGTCAACGGGGAGTCTGCGGACAGACAGGAGACATTGGCTTGGTTTGCCGATTCGCCGAAAGGATGTGTCCTTCTCAATTCTATGCTCCTTACGGAAGGATATGACGAGCCGTCTTGCGATTGCATTGTTGTTCTTCGGGCAACGAAGGTTCGTGCGCTGTTTGTCCAGATGGTTGGTCGCGGAACGCGCCTTTGTGGAGGAAAGCAGAACCTTCTCCTTCTCGACTTTCTTTGGCTGACGGCATCGCACGACCTTTGCCGCCCCGCGTGCCTCTTGTCGGACGACGCCGAAGTCTGCGAAACGATAACGAAGCGCCAGGAAGGTTCTGCCGCCGCCGCATCAGCGGCAGCAATGGAGCTTTCGCCCCAAACCCTCGAATCCGCCATCACCGACACCGTGAAGAAGCGCGAGGACGCGCTTGCGAAGAGGCTTGCCGCGCAATCCCGCAAGAAGGGCAAGCTCTTCGACGCGCTCCAGTTCGCGCAGCTTACTGGCGTGACGAACCTTTCAGACGTGCCGACCGCCATACAGGAGTCCGACCGCCCGACGATGGAAATGGTTGACCGCCTCGAACGCCTCGGCTTCGCCTGTCCCGGCTCGCAGACTGCCGCCGAGCAGTTATTGACCGCATATCAACAGCGTGTAGATAGCGGACTCTCTTCCCACAAGCAGATCAAGCTTCTAACTTCCCGCGGATTCCGCAATGTCGCCCAATGGCCGTTTGCCGCCGCAAAGAAGATGATCGACAGGATCGCCGCGTCCGGCTGGCGGAATCCGCGCGGCATTGACCCGGAGACCTACGTGCCATGAGCGAGTATTCAGACTACGGCATGATCGAAGAGAAGCTTCGCGACGGCATGTATGACGGCAACATGCACGCCTGCCTGCGCGACGTGGGGCGCATCGCCGGCGGATGCTTCGCCGCCGGACGCCTCGCGCAAGACGAGCTTGATTCCCTCAAGGA